GGAATGGCGTTTAAACCAGACGGCGTAAAAGTAGACCCGTCTGTGCTTACCGCAAATCCAGTAGTTGCTCTGCCTTGACCTGTTACGTCTAATTTATACGATGGAGAAGCATTGCCGATACCTATATTACCGCTGGCATCTTTATAAAATTGATTTGTTCCAATTGCAATAATGCCTGTGCCACCTGTTAAGGTGGTCGTATAGGACAAACTTGTAAATGCGCCTGTATTCGGTGTAGTAGCCCCAACAGTGCCATTAATATTGATTGAGGCTGTACCTGTTAAATTGGTCACCGTGCCGCTTGATGGCGTACCTAAAGCACCGCCGTTGACTACAAATGCGCCCGCAGTACCTGTGTTAACTCCCAAGGCTGTTACAACACCTGTGCCTGTTGTTGTAGTTGCAGGCGCAGCGCTAGCGCCGCCACCGAGCACAATTGCATTTGCCGCCAACGCCGCGCTTGATGCCCACGTAGTGCCGCTTGAAAAATAAGGAATGCCGCCGCTTGTGCCAGCCACTTTCAAAGCAGGCGTGGTAGTTGACGTAGCAACAGTAACGATGCCGCCGGTAAAGCTAACGGATGTAACCGTACCGCCTGTACCAGTTGCAGAAATTGATATTGACCCCGCACCATTGGTAATTGATACGCCGCTGCCTGCCGTTAAAGTAGCGCGGGTAAATCCTGTGCCATTACCTATGTCCAACTCGCCGTTAGCTGGCGTTGAAGTAAGACCAGTCCCGCCGTTAGCAATAGGTAAAACACCACTGACATGGGTTGTCAGGCCAATCTTGCCCCAAAGGGGCGCTGTGTTAACACCGCCCGAAATAAGCGCGTTGCCAGTAGCAACATCAGGCAGTTTTGCCAAAGTGGTTGTTGTGTTAGCGTACAACAGATCGCCTACAGCATAAGAGTTAAACCCCGTGCCACCATTGACTGCAATCAAAGTGCCCGCAAGCGTCACAGCGCCCGTGGTGGCCGCTGCGGGGGTCAGGCCAGTAGTGCCACCTGCAAACGACAGTACGCCCGTGTTGGCAACGGTAATCGTGCCAATTCCGTTGGTAACTGAAATGCCAGCGCCAAAACCTAGCGTATTTAGGGTATACCCTGTACCGTTACCAATCAACAGTTGGCCGTTGGTTGGTATGGTGCTTAGGCCCGTGCCGCCGCTAGCAACTGGAATAACGCCAAGCCCACCGCCAACAATGTTGTACAAACTGTAAAACCACCGATACCATTCACGCGAGACTGCGCCCGTGCGCTGATCAATAATCGGCACCCGTGGGGGTGTGATTTGGGTGGCGTTTGGACTTGTAGCCATGATCAGGCATTAGTCGGGCTTATGATCAATTCAGCCCCCATGATGGCTATCTTGTTGGGGTCAGTGCCTGAAAGTTCATAGACCCTATCGCGCAGCTTCAATGTCATGCCCAACCTACGCCAGAAAGTCCTGTGCCCATACGCGCCAATTTTGCCAAGTGATGACAAATGTTCGTTTGAATATGTGTGACCGCCGTCGTCTGACCAGCGCAGCATGACTTGCGGGTTATAGCCTGGCGCGGCAGGGTAAGAATTGGTCACCAACTCGTAGCCGCTAATGTCGGTATCCGACAGTTCGTATTGTCCAAGCGGCTCAAAACCATCCCCCGCTTCGGTGGTCAATGTGTCGCCTGCTTGCGTGGCTAAAAACGTCTGCACATATTGAGCAACAAGATTTAACCCTGCCTCAGTAACAATATTTTCACTGTCATACGCAGGGTACAAATTCAAACCTACGCCAGTTTCGCAATCAAGTTGCAGGCTGTGATGCGCGGTGCGCTTGAGGTTGTTCTGGCCGGTAGGCAGCGCCCGCCATGACCGCAACCACTTTTGGATGCCTCCATTGTCAGCGTACACATCCAAATCAAATGTGTAGATGTTGCCGTTCTCAAAGTCGCCAACAATAATGTTGCCGCCAAAGTTGCATTGGCAATTGCTGCGATGCCGCACAAATTCGCCGTTGTCAAAGCCAGCTCGTTCATGCCATGCTTGAGTGGCCACATCATAAACCCATGTAGCGTTGCCGCTTGGAAACGTCAACACATAAAAAGCATGGCCTTCTTGCTGGTATGTATAAGCAATAGCGTCTGCAATGTTGCCGTACTGAGCAATGGCGTATTCCACAGCATGTGTAGAAATACGGACGCCGGTATAGCCATTAGCGCGATAAACAATACCTTGTCCACGGGCATCAGTGCCTAGCCAAAACAAGCCGTTGTCCATCTTGGCAATGGTGTACGCCGACACGCAACCGATCTCGTTGAAAGCGCCTTGAATGCGAGTCAAAGGAAAGTCAGCCGCGCCAGAGTCATACCAAACTTCGACTGAATCGGTGCCAAACACCCACAGCTCACGGTGATCGGCAATAATGCCTACTACGCCATCGGGCGAACCTTCAGCGCTTGCAAAGTCCAGCGGGTCAACTGAAGTGCCGTCTAGCAATTGCGTTACCCAAAGAATTTGGCTATTTGGTTGGTTGAAAACAAAGTACCCGTCAAGGTATGCAACCGTTACAGCGCCAGCAAAGTCAGGGTCGGTAATCTGTGCAAATACATTGGTGACTTCGTTGTAGATGAAACCGTCAGGGTTGCAAGCAAAAAATATTTGTGTGCCGTTGTCGGCAATAGACACAGGGCCAATACCAGATACATTACCCAACAATTGCGGTGTGGCCGTCAAACCAGTCAGTTTGTAAACCTGCTGGCCGGAAACAACGTAGAAGTCGGTGCCGTTGCTTTGATGCGCCCACAAAGCGCGGATCGGGCCGGTGCCTACAGATTGAAGGAAATTCAATCCAGGGGCGCGGTTAAGAAACCCCGCCTCTTTGCCACCTTCTAGAATGACTTCAGGGAACAGATTGACCATGCGGTTGTCCGCAGCGTTGATACTGCGAGCAACATAGGCCGATCCTAAAATCGGCGTTTTCATTATGCGGCCACGCTTTTAATTACTGCAAAGTTAATTACAGGAGCATCAGTCGCTGTGCCGCCAGTAGTTAAAAAAGTAATGTTAAAGCTACCCGCAGCCACCGCAGTAACCCTCAAATCATATAGGTTAGTGCCTGATGCTTGATTTAAGATAATTACATCATTTGCGCCAACTGTGCTGTTGGTAACAGTAAATGTAGCAGCGGTAGCAGAACCAGCGGCAGAAAACATAGTGATAGTACCGCAACGCTTGTTCAGCGTAACGCCTGTGGTGCGGCTAGTTAGCTGTGTAACCGCCCCGCCCGCGCCCGTGGCATAGCCCACGCCAGCCGTGCCAGTTGATGCAATTACGCCTGAAGCTGTCAAACTTGTACCTGTGGCCGCGCCAATATTTGGTGTGGTTAACACCATGCTAGTGCTGGTGCAAGCACTAATATTGCCACTAGCAACCGTCCCAAGAGCAGGCGCTACCAATGTCGCATTGGTAAACAAAAGCGCGTTGGTGACTTGTTTTGTTGTTCCCCCTTGAACGATGGGCAAAACATCGGTTGTAGCGGCAGCGGTGGCTACGGGAAGAGCTGAGATTGCGATGGTGGCCATATTAGTAGTTTCCTGCAAAAATGTTAAAGCGTTGACGGGATGACACGATAGCGTAAGGCATAGACATGATGTCGTCAGGATTGTTGATGCGCTTGAGATTGCGCTTGGAAGTCATTGCTATGCGCTGCACTTGAGGGCTTGGCTCCACGCCAAACTCAGGTGCGATTTCGCAAGCCAAGTTGTAGACAAACGCCCGCAAATAGCCTGGCGGGAACAGAATATTTGTCGCCAAGTTAGCTGGCTGAGTTAGTTCTTGGACTGAAATAAAATGCCATTCCAAGTCCCGTGTGGGTCTAGGATAGATATACATCTCCACATCAGGGTATGTCATGTTGACAAAAATGACCTGTGGGTATGTTGACGTTACCGTCTTAACAGCAATACCGTTGTACTGCTGTTGGTTAATAAATTTTATGCCGTAGGACACATTGGTGCCTGCGTCGCGGTAGTAGGTGGCGTCGTCCAACAATACAGGACGCAAGCCTACAAAGTTACCCGATGGGCCAAGAGTGCGTTTAATTTCACCAGCAGGCCAAGTAAATATTTGATCTTGGGTACTAAAAACAGACAAACGCTCAGTGTTCCATGAGTCAATCATCTGGTTTAGCGCCATCAGAGAGTCTTGAGACACGGACGCGGAAGTTGTCTCGCCTTCAGCCAATACGCCGAGCAATCGCAATGCTCTGTTGATTTGATCGCCCGCAGTGTATATGGCCATGTTTACGCTCCTTGTTCTGCCGCCTCTAAACTGGGTC